TGGAGGTGACTGTGGCATTTGCCTTGTATTCCAGAAGTACGTCGTTTATAAGGTTATTGGTATTGACTTCAGATTGGATGCTATTGCCCAAAATGACATTTGTAGGAATATTAAAATATCCATAAGTGGCTGCCTCGATTGTCCTTCGAGATTCATTCGCATAACCCACTTCTCCGCTTGTAGTTTCGTAAATATAGCCGAAAGCCATCTGAGCGTAATAAGCGGCTGCTGTGTAGCAATCGGTTGGACTAGCTGCTGACGTGGTGAATTCATAGACTCCGGGCGTATCGACGACATCTATTGACACTCCGGAATCGGTCAGAATTCGATTTAACCTGTCATCGTCGTATTCTTTAGGCCAGCTAATTGTATGAGTAATGACGCGAGCCATATCCGCCAAAGGTGAGACTGCGGTGATTGTATGAATAACGACCTTGGCGGTTGATCCGCTGGCTTGCAAAGCACTTGAAATCGATGAAACTTTTCCGGTAAAAACTGTGGTAGGCGTGCCAGTAAAGTTATCTACTGTTATGATAACCGGAGCGTTTAAGGTAACAGGCAATGTGCTGTTATTGTCGTTTTTGATGCGAATGGTCGCATACCCGTAACGAGGTTGTTCCCATATGGTTGAGCGTCCATAACTTACATTGACGCCATTAAGCGAATCGCTTGTGTAATCCGTTCCGCCAATAGTTACTGTCGGATCAATAGTCCAAGACATTAGTCTGCCCTAGTTGCAAATCGACTGACTCCAAGGTTTGAGAAAGTTCCTGAAACTGCAGCCTCGTTGTTCAATAAGTCGGCAATCTGGCGAGCGGTTGAGGCTGGGTCAATCGCACCATTAATTACTATATTTACAAAGCCATTATCATCGGGGCGCAAAACGCCGCGTCCGCCAAATGCTCCCGTTCCTGTTTGGGTAAATCCAATAAAATCGCGAACAAATTGGCTAGGGTTGGTAATTCCTGGGATGGTAAATATAGGCGTTCCAGAAGTACCGGAACCCGACGTATCTGTTCCTAATACTGTACCCGTGCCAGTTGGGTTGCCAATAACAAGATTTCCCCCGCCACCGGTTTGCGGTTTTCCGAAAACAGTTCCGCCCCCAGTCGTAGGGCTTCCGCCAAATGGCAATCCACCCGGCGCGACTGTATTAGACCCAGTAGATCCGCCGCTAGACCCGAAATTAAGTGGGGGAATTGTTGGAGTATTTGCGCCGCCGGTAAGTGCGTTTTTTGCTCTAATAAGCGCGTTTATTCCCGCAATGGCCGCATTGATAATCGGCTCAAGAGCTTTTAGAGCAATAGAAACCGCTTGAACTATGCCACTAGCAACTTTGCTTAAACCAGAAATCGCATTTCCAAGAGTAAATGTGATAAATGGAACTAGAGTATTTTTACCGAATTCATAAATAGACTTAAGCGCATCTTCGTTATCTTTGAAAGCCTTGATGACTGGATCAATAGCGACTTTCTTGAATTCTTGAAGTTTAGGAATACCAGTATCAACGATAAATTTGAAAAACTTTTCAATAATTGGAAGTAATGCCGCGCCGAGAGTTTCCTTTGCTTCATCGAAGGCAACTTGAACTCGAGCCATCTTGCCTTCAAAAGTTTCAGCTTGTGTTGCGGCGGCTCCGCCGAAAGTATCGCTAAGGGTGGTAATGGCCCCTTCAAGGCCTAGCGTTTTTATTTCTGCCGCTGATAGACCTACGCCTAAACGAGTTAAAGCTCCGGTATTGCCTTCGTAGGCTTTACCCAAGGCGTTCGATACTGTCTCAACGTCTTTTCCAGTAGCGGCCGAAATATCGAGGGCAAGGGTAAGAAGACTTTGTGATTTCTCAAGATCACCTGTGGCTACTGCTAAACGCTGGAAGGCTGGACGAAGTTTATCATCGGCTACACCAGTCGCTAAAGAGGTTTTGAGAATTTGCTTTTCAACTGCCGCGACTTGTGCGTCTGTTGCACTTGTAACGTTCTTGAGAGCATTTTCTAAACGCTTTTGAGCCGCTTCGTCCTTAATTGCCGCTTGAACTCCATCGACCGCCAGTTTAACAGCATAAGCTGCTGCGGCGGCTGCGGCGGCTGCAAATGCGGCCTTTGCGGCTGTGCTAAATTTTTCTAATTTGCCGCCAAAACCTTCGACGTCTTTTGAACCTTTATCAAGTTCCTTTTTTAGATTATCAACGTCCGCAAGAATGGAAAGTTTTAGCGTTCTACTTCCGGCCATTATTTATCCCATTTCTTCAATATGCGAGAGAAAGCTTCTTCCCATTTCTTGACTAATTCAGGCTGAATTTTGCGAAGTGCCGGATAGATGAAATACCCAGAATTTCCTCGGCCTTCGCGAGGGGTGCGTCGAGGGAACTGACGATAACGATTAGATCCGAACTCATAACCTGCCCAGAGTTTTTGAGTTGTTCCTCCACCAGAGAAACGCTGAGACGCGAATCCATAAGACAACTCGCCAATCTTCGAGGACTTGGAAACCCTAACCCCAGTTGTAATGCGATTGACAGCGGCTTGTCCAAATGTTCTTGTAATACCATAGGCCTTGACTTCGTTTGCGGCGAATTGAGCCAACGCATTACTTTCGCGTTTAGCCGCATCAACAGTTTCATCGTCCATCGCTTTGAAAGCGGCAATGATTGCGCGAAGTTCGCTCCGGTCATAGCTGATTGGTTCATTTACCACCATTCCGCTCCTTCAATATTTCAATCGCCGTTAGAACTTGGTCGATTTCAGTCCATTCGCTCATCGGTATTCCGGTTGCTATCGCTATCTCAACGATAAGGCGATTTATGCTTCCGGACTCGTAGCTTTTGGGCTTTCATCTCCAATCATCATTTCTTCAACCGATAACTCCCAGATTTCCTGAGACTTGGTCGGCTTTCCTGCCGCTTCGCGTTTGTAAGCAAAGTAAGCCAAGTCGAGGAAGTCCGCTTGCTGATAAGCCGAAATATCCTTCATCGAATAAATCGATTTGCCAGTTTTACGTTCCCACTTTGCCCATTCCGGTAGGCCAGCGGTGTAAGTGACTTCCTCGCCGTGACTATATTTGATTGTAATTTGTAACTTCATTGCTCCCGATGCTCCGATCTATTAGCTGAAAGATTCTGAAGGCTGTCCGACGACAGTCAGAGTCCAAGTGTCGGTGAGTGCTCCAGGAGCGGCTCCACCTGCGCTTGGGAAGATTGGTAAAACGTTGAATGAGAAGGTAGCACCTGAAGCTGCTGTGAAAGAGACAGCAACAGTCGTATTAGGTGCGGTTTCAGCATTTGCCCACATTGATTCGAACAATGATCCATACGCAGGGTTTGCGCCCCAGTCTTGAAGAAGTTCGATTGTGAATGTCCATTGCTTATCAACAGACTTATAAGCGCGACCATCAAGAGTTTGATAGGTCTCGATAATTGTGTCAGCCGAGAGGGTGGCTGAAGTTGTTTGAGCGTCATATGGCTTCGTGTCAAGTGTGAAGGTCACATCGCGCCCTGTAATGATTGTTGTCATTGGGTCTCCTATGCGGTTTGCTCGTAGCGGACGCTCAAGCGAATATCGGAAACGAGCAGGGTAGTCGTTCCCACATCAGTTACAGTTGGTCTTTCAACCACCGATAACTCATACTTGGAAGCATTGAGCTTTCCAAGAATACCTAGTATAAGTTGCTCCAAGTTATCAAGAGCGGCTGGGTTGCTGAAATAGGCAACGCAAGCGGTGATGGTGTAATTCAATTTGACTCGGGTTGTTACTTTGCCCAGAACTTCCAATTCCATATAAGGAGAGTCTGGAACTATGACAATAGCCGGAACAATGGGTGTCTCAGGAACCGAATCATAAACGTTGGCACTTAAAGTTGAAAGTGCTGTCTTGATTGCGCCTCGAACGTCGGTGGAGATTGGCATTATCCAACCATCGCTTCGACGTCGAGATAAGGGCCAAGAAGACCAGTTACTTTGGCAAGAAGATTTTTAGATAAGCGATAAGGGGTTACTGCGAAATCGATTCCTTCGATTGATCCGCCGGAGGCTGTGCGAGCTTGGAAGATTTCGACAGAGATAGCCAATACAGCAGATTCGACGTTAGGGTTTGCGACATAGGTTGAGAGGCCAGAGAGAGCAGCGTTTCCTGCTGGGATAATGTTCTTTTCCAGTATGTCAGCATTTGTGATTGCGGCGGTAAATACATAGTCAGTAATTTCGTCGTCGGTTACTGTGTGAGTTCCGTTGAATGGCGAACCGCATCCAGTAATGATGACGGATTGGCCTTCGGTAAATTCGTGAATATTTGCGGTTTCAAAATAAGCGACATTATTTTCTAGTTTGACTTTGTTGATTTTGCTTTGGAAAGTGACAAGCATTGGGAGAATCAAGTTCTCCGAAGTGTCGATAATGTCGTTTAGATAAGCATCGTTATAAAGGGATGACGAGACGCCAAGAATGGTTCTTAGCTCTGTGGCCGTGACTATTGTTGGCATCTCGCCTTCCTTTCAATCTAGGGGTCTAAGCCAGCTCGGGAGCGGACTGGCTCAGACTATTGAGATTTACTACGCGTTGTCGTTCGCTGTGTAGCCACCAGGAAGCTTCGGTGCTACTGCCGCGTATCCGTAGTACATTACGGAAATTTGGCCGCTGGCGATTACGTTGGTCTGAAGTGTCAGACGTGGGCTCTCGTAGAATGTTAGAGCGTCTGGGTTGATGACGTAGATTGATCCGTCGCCAGTTCCAGAAAGTGAGCGTGAAACGTAGAGGTCGAGACCTGCAACGTTGCCGCGAACGCTTTGTGGTGAAAGTGCGCCACCGGCATTTGAAGGTTGTGACGCAATATAGATTGGGCGACCTGCGTCGTTCAATCCCATAATTTCAGCCCATACATCTGGGGACACTACGACGTTGCGAGCAAAGCCGAGTGAGCCGGTGTAGCAGTTCTTTGCCGCATTAGCAAAGAAAGCAAGGTAGTTAGCGGCAGTTGCTCCAGCCTTAGCAGTTGAAGTTGTTGCTGTTGCGGATGCGCGAGTTACTGCGTAGGCGTCAGTTGCCTTTGCGTATGCGAACTCCATTTGACGGACGAGTTCAGCAAAGAAAGCTGGAGAACTGCGGTCGATTAGCTCGACGGATACTGTTTGTTGTCCAGCGAACTTTTTTACATCGACAGAAATATAAGCTGTGCCCATATCTGTCTCAGAAGGTGCGCCTTCTTCGTTTGTCAATGCCACAGTTGGCGCGGTGTTGATGCGAGGCAATTCGAAAGTCATTCCGGAAGCCGCTA